GCGTCCGCGCTTGATAGGGCGTGAAGCGGGGCCGTTGGCGCAATGCCCGCGCCGAGGCGGAGGAGTTGATGATAGCCATTGGCATCCGTTGCCATGATGACGGCCGTTGCAGTGGTTATGCTATTGCTGCTGGTAATGGCGTGCGTATGGTTGCCCACATTGCTATTGAGAGAAGAAACGGAAAGTTGGCCTGGCAGGGATAGCTCGATAGCATCGGCCAGGACAGTAATACCATTGCCGTTACTACCAACCGCTAAAACCTTGCCGCTTATGACCAGCCCCGCCCCCGCCACACTGTCATCAATCTGCAATTGACCCGTTGCAAACGACAAGCCGGACGGGGTAGCCAAATCTACATCCAGCGTTACATCGCCTGTCGGCACATCGGCATTAATGCCATCATTGCCCGTGATGCTCGTTACACCGGCGGCCGGTGGGTTGCCCGTCGTGTAAGCCGACCAGGTAACGAAAAACGGCTTCAGTGCATCAACCAACCGCGAATTGACAATCTCTGTCGGCATTACTCAAAATCCCCTATCTGCCATTCCAGTGAGCCGTTGTCCACAATCACCTCACGCAGCAGAAAATCCCGCCGGTCACGGTAGGGCGAGTCGGGATAATCCGCCCCTCTGGGGTAGGCCAAATCGCGCACGATGCCGGGTGTGACCAGGTGAGGATCAACCACCGGCCCCGCTTTGTCCGTGCGAATTTCGCCACCCAGCAGCACATATTTCCGGCCGAAATCAATCGGCTCATAAATCGCCTGCCGGCCGGTGGTCACAAAAACGCGCCAATAGGTTCCGCCGCCGCCGCCCTTCTCGACCACATCCTCGATGGAGGTTTTTAGCCTGCGCTTGTCCACATCCAACAAAACTGTATTGGTATTAGCCGCCACCGTCGCACTGGCGATATATTGCGATTCGGCCAGCAGCGTCGTCATCAATGCGCCGGATTCCTCTGGTACTTCGGCTTCGTCTACCACTGCAAATTCATGCTGTGTAAATTGCCAATCCGTTGTCAGGCCGTAGCCGATAGCAACACCCTCCAGATACGGCGGCCCCTCACGCCCGGCCGATACCCGCTCTACCGCCGGCCAGGCGTGTTCGGCCAGGAATGAATCCCGCAGGCGTTCAGCATCAGCCTGCTCCTGGTTATTGCCGCTCACAATGTACTCCTTAATACCGAATCGGGATTGGCTGGCAACGTCGCTGACAAAATCTGTCAACTGCGGCCCGGCATCGGTGATGTAGCTGGCGGCCACCTTGTTCCATACCTCATCTAGTGATCGTCGCCGTACAACCCGGCTGTTGAGTGTCAACTCGACCACAATACCCTCCCAGGTCACCTGGCTGCGCTTCTCCTGCAAATGATAGCCAAGCCACCGGTGCATGTACTCTGACAGTTTTTCCTCGCTGTCCTCAACCGTAAACGTCCCTACCAGGTAACCCCATTGCAACCCAATCGTCCGCCGCCAACTCGCCCCCAACTTGGTGAGATTGGCCTGAACATTTGTCCCGCCGCTCAGCGCATTAGAGTGGAGCGTTACCTGCGGCGGCGGTGCCGGAAATCGCCTGATTCGCCAGTCGGTATTGTGCCGGTCGAGCAGCTCCCTAAACACGGTACAACTCCCATCTATCAAAAATATCCAGCGTCAAATCCACCCCGCCTCTAATCGCTCCGTCCGGAGACGCGCCCACGTAGACGAAAATCCCACCCTCGACCGGCACTTGCCAATTGACAATCGCCCGATTATCGGCGTTGAAGGTGACTACCGAGCCATCAGAATTTACCTGCAGCGGCTCGTTCTCCGGGTGCATGTAGAGAGCCACATAGCCACTAGCGTCGCCGCTGTCGAGGCTGCCTTCCAGGTAGCAAAAATGTTTTAGCGGAATCGCGTAAACCTTGTCGATCTCAATACTACTGGTGCTGGCAATTAGCTCCGCCCAGAAAACAATCTCCACATCGGCCAGGCTGGCCGCCACATCCCGGACGGATTGGCTTGGTATGCGAATTGTGCCCACCTCAAATATCCGGGCGAGCGAGGCCGTAGAGCCGCTGTAAATCGTCTCGCTGTCTACCCCGTCGCCGCTGACCTTGAAACCAACCCGCGCCGGTGCACCACCGCCAATGACCGCGCTCATCACCAGCAAATACTCGCCGGCAAAATCATCATAGTTGCCGCCGGCAATATCGGATAATTTCAGCGTCACCCGGCTGGTCATGACGGGCACGGTAGCAAATGAAATTGTCACTTCCCCGCCCGCCTCACTGGTATCGGCCCCAAATGTGCCATCGGCCCAATCCCACTCGGCCACAAAGCCCGTGGTCCCCGAATACGTCGGCCGAATCCCAAACCAATGCCGCGTTGTCGCCGTCGCCCCCGTGCCAATCCCCGCCCCCGGTTCCAGCAGCACCCGCGCCACCCGGCCCGGAAGAGTGCCCCCGGCGGCAATGAGCTCCTTGTGCCCCGCCGCCATATTCGATTCAGTAATTGCCGTGCGCTGCGTAGGCGATTCCCACTCCTCACGAGTAATCACACATTCATAGCGCGTGATGTTGAGGTTCTGTAGATGACCAAATCCGTCGCTGGCCAACGGCCGTACCTCCAAATCATAAATCAGTGCCCGGCGCGGGTTGGATTCCCCCTCGGCCTGCTCAATCAAAAAATAGCGGTCGCTGACAAAATTGGGATCATTGGCGTACTGCCGGCTGCGGCTGCCGATTAAATCCAGCGTGCGTTCCAAGGCCACCGTCAGCGACTGCGTCCCCTTGCCCAGCAGGTAAAATCTGTCCTCTATCAGGCCGCTGCTGTTGCGGGTAATCACCCGCCCGGCCTGCGTCGCCACCAACTGCCCGCCCGTGGCAATCAAATTAAATTCATCGGTGCCGTTGGTCAGTTCAATGGCAAAAATCATTTACCCGACCATCTCCTCTCCCGGCTGCGGCGGCTCATCTGCGCCACTACCAGGTCGGCTCTGTCGCGTGTGTTGATGATGTAGGTATCGCCGCCGCTGCTGCCCCCACTCCGACCGCTCTCCCAGTCCCGATTTTGGGCCACCGTCAGCACCCGTTCCCCTGGCATGAGCAGCGCCGGCACTGAGTCCCGGCCCGGGATCCCGCCGCGCACCACCCCACCCCCGGCGGCAGTTATGGCCGGCGGCTCGTAAATATTGGAGGTCACCGGATTGCCGCTGCTGGTGTACTCGGTGTGGACGGTGGTGCTGATCATTGACGGTATCTCATTGAGTGTGGAGATATAGCCCTGGATGTCTGTCTGAATCTGCCGGATGCCCGCCGCCGTTCCGTCCCAGGAGTCGGCCTGCTTGCGAATCGCCTCCTCTAGTAGCGCCGCCTTCAGCATGGCATTAGCCTGCTCCTCGCTGAAAATGCCAAGCTCCAGGCCCGCCAGCGCCGTGGCCGCCGCGTTATTGGAGTGAGCCTCGATTTGCTCAAAGATTTTTTTATTCAGCATCTCCACATTTGGCGCACTATCGGCCGTTGCCGTGCTGTACTCCGAGGTAATCGCCAGCAGCGGATCCATGGCCGCCTGCGTATTGGCCAGAATTAGATTAAGCTCCGCCAGTTTCTTAGCCCGCCCCTCCTCTGTCAGCGCCGCGCCCTTGATGCCCGCTTCGTAATCGCCGAGGCTGGTCACTGTCCGGTTGTAAATCCCTTGCAGGCGGGCCAGCTCTGTCGCCTGTTCTTCCGTGCGGCCGCCGACCTCAGACGTTACTGTGGCTACCCCGCCCATAATCGAGGCATATTCGGAGATAAGTTGACTGTCGCCTGAGAGTTTGTTGAAAAATTCGGCCGTTTCCTGATTCACCAATCTCTGCGCTTCCGCCGCCGCCGCCGCCTGCTCCGCCTGGAACTGCATCCGCAAACTCACCTGCTGGCTGGCCGTGGCCGCCTCCTGAGCATTGCGAGCGTATTGGCCTTCCATGCTGCCGGCATTGCCCAAACTGCGGCTGTAGGCCTCGACCGCCTCCTGCCGCCTGAGCAGGGCCACCCGCCCCGATTCGGCAATGGCCTGGCCCTGGCGGCCGTACATTTGTTCTAAGGACATGAAACCAGAGAACGATTCGGAAGTGAACACCATCCCGGCCGAAACCTCCGCCGAGACCTTTTCCATTTTGTCACTCAGGCCATCGGCCGCTTTTGTGCCCCTGTCCAGCCAATTGATAAATGCCTCGTCTGCCCACTGGCCCGGCGTTAGCGTCGTCAAAATAACCATGAGGTTACGGAATTTGCTGTGCCCCCTCTCCGCGGCCTCCGCCGTTGCGTCAATCGTGCCGGACAGGCCGATGATCGGCCCCGCCCACCGCTGCGCCAGCCACACCTTACCGGTATCTGTGATATTGGCCCACGATGCCTCCAGTACCTGCATTGACCCCGCCGTCGTACCCGCCGCGCTGCCAATCAACTCCAATTTAGCCTCCAGCGCATCCAGGACGGCCATATCGAAAGCCTTGCTCGCTGCTATACCCTGGTCGGTATAGCCTTTGGTACGTGCCTCGACATCAGTCACCGACAAGCCCAACGCATCAAGGCGCATTTTAGAATCATTGGCAAAGGTCATAATGACCTGATTCATGTCCAGGCCCAACTCGCCCACAACCCGGCCCAGGCGCACAACGTCTTTTTCGTTATCGGCCAGGCCGAGAGAGATGATCTGGGTAGCACTGGCGGCAATGTCTGCGTCTGACATCATGCCCTGAGTGGCCGCTCTAAATTTACTCCTTATGGATTCGGATGTTGTGTCAATCGAACCGGCCAATTTTTCAAAGCGGCTCTCCGCCAATTCCAGCTGCGCCCCCTCGCCGACCGTCTGCCACACTTCGGCCGCCACCCGCTTGACCGTCTGGAACGCCTGGCTGGCTATATCCAATTTGGCCTTCATCTCCATCCAGCGGAATCCCGATTGCTTGGTGACTGTCTCTCCCTGTCCCAATTCCTGCCGCAGGCCCTTCGCCCTGGCCTCCGCCGCCTCCATCGAAATCTTGCCAGTCTGGACATCTTTGGCCAGCGACCGCATCCCGGCATTGTAGAGCTGCGTATTTCGGCGAGCGACGGCCATTTCGACATCGGTTTTCTTGGCCGCCTGGCCCAAACCGCCAATGCCGCGCATGGCCTCAGCCACGCCCGCGCCGCCCTGCCAGATAGAGCGAATGAAGTAATCTAATGAACCCGCAGTCGCCATAGTTGCCTTATCATCCTATTCAAATCACTGTCATCTCTGGCCGGCGGCCCCACCAGCCAGTGAGCAAACGTCTGATCATCCATATCCCACTGGTCAAGTTTCTTGTGCTTGAAAACCACCCAACACCGCCTCAGCAGCCGCATGATCTCCAACTCCCTCCGCCCCGTCTCTGTGGCCACCTGCTGCCGGTAGGTGCCATCGGGAAAGTGCCTCGGCTGGCCGGAGTCAAAATCGTAGCAGTCTAGGGCCATGCTCCACAAAAAAGGTGCCGGTGTCTTGTCATCCTCGAGGAATCTCTTCGCCTGCCGCCCTAGCCTTTTGGGTCAATCAGCTCATCAATATATTCAGCCACGCATTTACCGACCCAGCTCACCAGCCGCGTCCGCTCTGCCTTTTTGTCCGTCTGCCATTTCTGAATTTCGGCCAGGCCAAGCGTTTCCATTTTCCACTCGCCGATTTTCCCTACCAGCGTCAGGCCACCGAAACAATACCTACGATTGAGCGTCTCATCCTCGCCCGTGGCGGCCATCGCCTTCCGCCAGGCATCCCAGTCCGCCCCGGTAAAATCATCATAATCGGGCAGCGAAAATGAGCCAGGCCATTTTCCCAGAGGTGATTCGAAGATGATCATGTCGGTATCAATTCGCGCTCAATGTCGGCCGCCGTAATCGTAAATGTGAATTTCGCGCTCATGTTGGCGTTGGCATCAAACGGCGGCGGATCGCACTGCGTCAAACGGCCGCCATCGGTGTAGAAGCGATTCTCGCCGGACAGGCCGCCCTTACTCCAGCGGATGTCTACGGCCGTATTGAGCGCATCATACAGATTCTCTAGCGGCGCGGTTGCGTCGTTTGTCGAGAAAAGCGTCACTTTTACCGCTGCGTTGCCCTGTGTTCCGTAGCCCGGATGATTCAGGCCGTCCAGCGTTTTCTCCTCCGACGTGGGCACCGTCCCCCGCGTCGGCTCCACCATCAGCGACCAGGACTCAATCGCCGCCCAGGCCGACCCGGCCCCGCCAATATCCACCTCCACCACCGCCTGGCGCATCGGGATCAACTCGCTCTCCGCCAGCGTGCCACTAATCGCCATCGTCAGCAGCCGTCGCAGAGCCGCCACAATCGCCAGCCCCGCTATCCATCGAAAAAACTTATTGATGCTCATGTCTCTCCTAGCTGAATTAGGAATTAGGAATTAGGAATTATGAACGAAGAGCATCCTTCATAATTCATCCTTCCTAATTCATAATTTCTTATTTAGTGAGATACACACTCATTATTTTTGTGTATCTCACTGACTCAAAATCAAATCCGTCCGGCCCATCGTCAATGTCAATTTTGGCGATAGAGCCGTGGCCCGTGCCTGACAATTGTTTGACGGCTGCCTTCAATTGCACAATCTGCTCATATGAATCACACACCAGCCGCCACTGGTACTGCGCCCGCCGCTCGGCATGGAAGCCGCTCAGCGTCCGCTCGCCCTGGCTGGCTATTTGCTGATAGATAATCAGCGGCCGCGCCGCCTCCTGTGGTGCCTCATTCGGATAGAAGCGGCTGCCGATTAAATTAGTAATATTGGTATTGGCCAGAGCAGCGGCCCTGGCATCCTCTTCTAGGCTCATTTGTTGGTCATCACCCCCCTATACTGGAGTATCGCATCCCCGGCCGCCTCTCTGATTACATCGGCCAGCGCCTCCTCAATCTCATTCCGCTTCAACTCCGCCGCCGGCCGCAGGAACGGCTGCGCTGCATGATGGCCCGTGCCGAATTCCTGGAAGCGGGCATGGAAGGCGGTGAAATAAACGCGGTGCGCCGCGCTGTTGGGATCCCCCTCGTCTACCGCCTCATTGCCATACGAGACGGCCAGTCTGCCCGTCCGCCACGGTGCCTGCAGCGCCGCCTCTATCTGCAAAATCTCCGCCCCGGCCGCCACCGCCTCCGGCATGGCCCGGACAATCGCCTTGCTGACCATATTCAATTGATTCATGGCCGCCTCAATTTGGCCGCCGAATCCGTCCTGGTTAGCCATTTAGCACCTCCGTGCATACCAGCAATAGCTCACTATCCGCCGGCCCCGTGGGAATCACTTCCCGAATATCGTAAATATGCTCATTCCAAATCAGCCGCATCTCCGGCGTAACGGCCAGGCCGGGCGCATTGCGTAGATGGAAGCGCGTCGTAGTGATGGCCGTTTCCACCTGCTGCATTAGATCCTCACTGGCCGCCTTCACAAACTTATGTGCCCAATACTCGCCCAATGCCACCCAGGGCGTAGTTACCTCACCCAGAGCCGAAACCGTATCCGCCCCGTGCTGCTGGATCGTCACTCGCCAGCGATTGCGCCCCGCTCTCAAAATTGCCTCCGCCGGTAGCTGGCCAATAGCTGCCGCGCCGCAAACGGCAACGGTGGCAGCACGCCCACGCCGGACATAATCAGCGTGTTCTCCCGATTCTCGTACCAGTCGGAGAGAATCAGCTGCATCGCCTGGCGAATCGGTGCCGGCACATCATCAGCA